GCCACCTGTCAACGATTGGCTGGTAGGTGCTGACTCATTCAGCGCACAGCCTAGCCCGGTCAGTTGGTTGGTGAAGAAGTGGATACAAGCCGACGCTTTGGTGATGGTTCACGGCCCATCAGGTAGCGGCAAGACGTTTGCCGTGTTGGATTGGGTGCTGCGCCTCGCAGCAGGCATGACCGATTGGCAGGGCCACAAGGTCAAGCCATGCGATGTGGTTTACCTTGCAGGCGAGGGTCACCAAGGTCTGCGCGGACGCATTGCAGCGTGGAAACACCACAACAACGCCACCAGCCTGTCGATGTGGCTAAGTCAATCGGGCTGCGACCTCAACACCACAGATGGCTATCAACTGGCAGCAGCACACATCAGGTCTTTGCCCCGCACACCCGGCGTGATTGTGGTTGATACGCTGCACAGGTTCCTCGCAGGCGATGAGAACAGCGCCCAAGACGCCAAGACCATGCTCGATGCGTGCGCACGATTGATGCACGAATTTGAGTGTACGGTCATCCTTGTCCACCACACAGGCGTGAGCGATGAGGCCCAGCACCGTGCCCGTGGATCATCAGCATGGCGAGGTGCGCTTGACATTGAGATCAGCATCGTGCCGCCCACATCTAATCTGCCAATGCAGATCATCCAGCGCAAATCCAAGGATGCGGAGTTGGCACCCAGCATTAACGTGGAACTGCAACAAGTCACCATTCCTGGTTGGCTTGATGAGGATGGACAGCCTGTCACCAGCGCGGTGTTGGTGCCATCCACCATGCAGGCAACGGTCAAGACTGACAGCAAGTTGGCCGTTCACCGTAAGACCATCGAGAACGCTTGGTGGGCATCAGGCACACCAGAACGAAGGGGCTATCCGTACATCGAGCGTGGTGCGTTGATGGAGTATCTTGTTCACAAGATGGGTATTAGCGAGGCGTCTGCGCGGGTATATGTTAGGCCTTCAGCGGATGGGAAGTTGATAGCTGCATTATTAGTGGCTCAGGTTATTGAATCAGACGATGGAGGCTGGGTGGTGAGCGATCCCGTCGAGTCGAGCGCCATGATGATCCGCAAGAAAAAGGGGTGAACAGGTGGGAACTGGGAACTTTTTGGGAACTGTTCGGGAACAGTTTCGGGGGCAAAAAGACGAAAAACGGGAACGAACTAGAACTATCTCTTTAGAGATAGTTCTGAGTTCCCTGTTCGTCGCGGCTGAAATCGTTCTGGGAGGACTAAGATGTTGGTGAGTGCTAACTTGTGGGGTGTGGTGGGGGTGGAGAGGGGGGCGATGCACGTTTCGTTCGAAAATGTTATGTATACGCGCAGGCGCATGGGGGATATATGGCTGGTTATGTAAGGAGAGTGGGGATTAAATCATTGCCGTCGCCTGACAGGTTATATGGGCCTGAAAATAAGTGCTGGGAAGTGATCCTTGAAACCATCACCAGCGGCGGCAGCCTCAGCTCGGCGCTGGCGAAGCACTCATGGATGCCCAGCGTGATGCAAGCACGCAGGCACATTGCTAACGACCTTGCCTATCAAGCCCGCTACGAGAAGGCCCTGCAAGACCGCGCAGACAAGTTGGCGGAGGAGATCATGGAGATTGCCGATTTAACGCCTCCTGAGGGCTTAGAGCCTGCTGCAATGAGTGCCTGGGTGGCAGACAAGCGGCTGCGCGTTGACGCACGCAAATGGGTGGCTGCGAAGCTGCAACCAAAGCGGTATGGTGATCGCATTGATGTGGCCGTCACCGACACACGCATCAGCGTCATGGATGCGCTGACGCAGGCCAAGCAGCGCGTACTGGATGACAACAGCAACGTGGTGGATGTCGAGTCACGCGAGGTCTAATGTTGACAACGAGCGTTATGTCAACCGCGACGTAAGCACTCACTAACCGACGGCAGGGGGGTGCCCCGCCCGCCCGACGGGGCCGGGGGGCCGGGTAGGGCCGACGCGAAAGGGCCACGGGAACGGTAGCCTCGCGAACAAAAAATATTTTTTTGGCTCACCCCTATTCCCCCCTGCCTCCCTATACTTGTACGCATGAAGCTTATTACGCAACAGCAATTGCAAGCCAAAGTAGTCATCAACCCTGAGGTTGGTGAGTGTTTTGATTTGAAGGGTAAAAAACTGGGGAGTCCTACTAGCAATGGGTACTTGCGGGTTACGCTTATGCGGCGCGAGTACAGGTTGCACCGTTTGGTGTGGCTATGGGTGCATGGTGAACACGTTCCTGATGACAAGGTAATTGACCACATCAACGGGGTTAAAACGGACAACCGCATAGCAAATTTGCGATTAGTGACGCTGTGTCAAAACATAGCTTTTTATCATCAGACGTTAAACAGCAACCCAGAAAAACGCAACATTCACCAAGACAAGCAGGGGGGGTACAGGGTGGAGATGTTGTTTAATGGGAAGCGCATACGCAAGCGTGCTGCAACTTTTGAGAAGGCGCAACAAGTGCGTGACGCTTTGTTTGAGCAGTACCCGCCGTTTGATTTGCGTTAAAAAATTTTTCTTTTTTTAATTTATCATCTGCCCCATGCCCAAACAAGACTCTATGCAGCCCGTCAAGCGTGACCCTTACGTTGCAGCGTTTCATGATCTGCTAGCCGCTACCTTCTCGCCGGAGCGCACGCAGCAGATGCAGGGTGTGGCTGGTTTCTTTGGGGTTCCAGCGATAGCCAGCACGCTCGACAAGATGTCGTATGGCGATGCGCTGACAACGGGCAGGGGCCAGACGTTGCAATTAAAGCCGGATGTGGCTGAGGCCGCGCTGGCGGTTGCGCCGTTTGTCTCGCCTGCGGCTAGGCTGGGCGGTCGGGCATTGCAGGCTGGTGCAAGGGAACTTGCACCGCAGGCTGGCCGCATGGCTGAGAACTACATGAACCGCATGGGGATGCAGTTAAACGCTGCGCCGTCTTCTAATGTGTTGGCGGTTAGGATTGCCGCCCCGCAAGACGAAGCCTTACGCTTGGCGCAACAACGCGCCGCTTTGCCGGTGTCTCAGGGTGGGTTGGGATTGCCTGCTGGCAACACGGCGCAGCAGAGGGCGCAGGCGATGGGGTTTGAGGAGAGTAACCCGCTGTATCACGCCACGGACGCAGCAACTGATTTTGGTGCGTTTGTTGTGTCTCCTCGCGGCAAGTTAGGCGCTGGCGTGTACACAAGTCCTGTTGCCCAGTACACGGAAAAGTATGTTGGCGACAATGCAAGGATCATGCCTTTGATGGCGCGTGGCAAGTTTACAAGCGAAGACGAGCGCATTGCAATTTTTGATGATATTCGTCAGAAATTGATTGACAAAAATCCAAATTTTAGTGTGCAAGAGTTAAAAGACAAACTTTTGCAAGAGTTAAAGCGGCAAGGCTACGCTGGTTCTGACATGGACAAGGAGCGTGTTGTTTTTGACCCAGAAAACTTGCGTTCCCGTTTTGCCGCTTTTGACCCATTCCGCAAGACTGCTGCAACCGCAACCGCAATGGGCGTAGCCGCACCGGACTTGTTAGCTGCTGAAAACAAAAACGACATTAACCAGATGCGTAAATTGCAGGCCAACAAGAAGTAATGCAAACCACCATCTACAAACCAGAGGAAGAACAAGAACTGATGACCACCCTGTGGTCACCAGCGATTGCTGATGACCCCGAGGCGTTTGTGCTGTTTGCGTTTCCCTGGGGCCAAGAGAACACGCCGCTGGCAAACTTCAAAGGGCCGCGCAAGTGGCAGCGGGAAGTGCTGCGGGAGATCGCTGCACATATTAAGAGGCAGCAGGGGTTGGTGGATTTTGAGACGCTGCGTCATGCGGTCAGCTCTGGGCGAGGCATTGGCAAGTCTGCGCTGGTGTCATGGCTTACGATCTGGATGCTGTCTACCCGCATAGGCAGCACGACTATCATCTCAGCCAACTCTGAAAGTCAGCTTCGCGCAGTCACCTGGGCCGAAATCACCAAGTGGCTGGCGATGAGCATAAACAGCCATTGGTTTGAGGTGAGTGCTACCAAGCTGGCTCCGGCGTCGTGGTTGACGCAGTTGGTGGAGAAAGACTTACGCAAGGGCACGCGCTACTGGGGTGTTGAGGGTCGGCTGTGGTCGGCGGAAAACCCAGATGCGTATGCCGGTGTACACAACTTTGATGGCGTGCTGGTGATCTTTGATGAGGCGTCGGGTATTGACGACTCGATCTGGGCGGTGACGGCTGGTTTCTTTACGGAGAACACGCCGAATCGTTTGTGGCTGGCGTTCAGCAACCCGCGCCGCAACACGGGGTATTTCTACGAGTGCTTCAACAGCAAGCGGGATTTCTGGACTAACAAGGTGGTTGACGCACGCACGGTGGAGGGCACCGACAAGGCGGTGTACCAGAACATCATTGACGAGTACGGCCCAGACAGCAGTCAGGCGCACGTTGAGGTGTACGGACAGTTTCCGAGCGAGGGAAATGACCAGTTTATCCCGGCAAACATCGTAGATGAGGCAATGGCCCGCGAGAAGTACAAGGATCAGACCGCGCCCACCATTATTGGGGTTGATCCTGCCCGTTTTGGGGCTGATGCCACGGTGATTGTGATTAGGCAGGGCCGCGACATTGTGCGTATTGACCGGCACCGTGGCGACGACACCATGACCGTGGTGGGGTACATCATTGAGGCCATTGAGGAATGGAAGCCTGACATGGTGGTGATTGATGAGGGCGGTCTGGGTGCGGGTATTGTGGACAGGCTGAAGGAACAACGCTTCAAAATCAAGGGCGTGAACTTTGGCAATAAGTCAGTCAATCCGATCATGTACGGCAACAAACGCGCCGAGATGTGGGGCAAGATGAAGGAATGGCTGAGGACGGCGAGTATTCCGAAAGATCGTTTCTTGAAAACCGATCTGATTTCGCCTATGATGAAACCGGACTCGCGGGGTACAATCTTTTTGGAAAGCAAGAAGGATATGAAATCTCGCGGTCTTGCCTCGCCCGACGCAGCGGATGCGCTGGCCGTGACGTTTGCATTTCCTGTCGCGCATCGTGAGTACAAGGAACCTATGCGCAGGGTTAATGCGCAGGGCAGCAGCGTGAATACATCTTGGATGGGTAGCTAGATGAGCAAGCGCATTGATTTTAACGACCAT